CGTACTTTCTGTACTTAACGATGTATGCGTCAGAATCAGGGTTCATCTCCGGAGCGATGATAGAAGATACAACGTGCTTGTCGAACTTCATGATTGCGGAAGGCTCCACGATAACGAAGTTGAGCTTGGAAGCACCGTCTGCAGCCTTATAACCGCCTGCCTCCTCACCCTCAGACTTACCGTCAAGGAGAGAGATTGCACTGTAGAATCTGCTCTGAGGTACAGCAACCTTCTTAGCGAACGTTGCGAGAACCTCGCGGGACTTGGTTGTGTCAAGCGCCATAACGCCGTTAAGGAGTGTGGGGGTGGCATAAAGGATTCTGCCTTCCTCTGTAACTTCGTCCTCGTCCATCTGGGACTTAGCAGCGATGAGAGCCTCAAGGAATGCAGATGCGTCAGCAAATGTCGCATCATCACCTGTGGAAACGCCATCTGTGCCTGCGAGCTTAGAGAAGAAGTAAGCATCAGCCTCGGGGGCAACCTTAGTTCTGATAAGCTCGGAAAGAGCCTTGCCGAAGGCGATGTTGAATGTCTCCTCATCGTCCATAGTGTCAATGGAAAGCTTTGTACCTCTGTCATAATCGAAAGCAGCTGTCTTCCATACAACGTTTACAGAACCGTCGGTATAACCGGAGTTCCTGTCGTAGTCACCGAGTCCGGTTGTCGCAATCTGAGGATATACAATCTCATTTGCGTTAGCGCCTGCTCTTACGAGGTCAGGGCTCGCTACCAGATCCGCAGTAACGGATACCTTTGCGTAAACCTCATCAAGAAGGTCTACATACTTCTTAGCCAGTTCAATAGAATTTGCCATGTTCTTTTCCTACCTTTCTTTGGAATATTATTTCTTCGGTCCAAGACCCATTACACGTCTGGCAAGATCATCATCGGTTTTAGCCGAATCCGTATTGCCACCGTCACCGCCGACCCTGAACCCAGCATTTGCTGCGGTGTTTGATTTGAATGCCGGAACCTTATCAAGGACTTCCTGAAGAGCAGCAGCCATCTTCTCTTCAATGATCTCGCCCTTCTCGGTCATGACCTTCGAGAAGTCGGCAAGCTTGATAACATAGTCCAGCGCATTAGGAGACACACCCATCGTAGATGCCTGATTCCTGGCTGCGCCCTCGAGCCGCATCTGTACAATCTGGGCTTTAAGCTGTTCGTTCTCAGACTTAGCCGATGCGTAGTTGCTCTCAAGCTCCTTTTGCTTGGTGTCTCTTCTTGCCTTCCAGGCTTCGAGAATTGCCGCACTGTCCTCGCCCTCCGGTGTGTTCGCATTCACGATGCTCTTTGCAACACCGTCTGTCTTTTTGCCAATGATCTCGTCAAGCTTATCGAGGATTGCCGCATAAGATTCGGAGGAGGATTTGCCTTCCGTAGCCTTATCGCTCTTCTTCTTCTGCTCTTCCTTCGCCTTAGTCTCTTCTGCCTGCTGTTCCTGAACGTTAGTGTTCTGTTCTTCGTTCGTATCCATATAAGTTCCTTTCCGTTTAACGCCCGTCGGCAAACTCCGTGCTCCTTTTAGTGTCTTGGGCACGTTCCGGACAATAAAAAAGCACCTCGAAAAGGTGCTGATTTAACTTAAGTAATGTGTGGCTGCTTCAATCACGCACCACACAAATAACAAGTAGTACAAGGAATAAAATCGTCCCGAATATCGCAGGGGAAAACACCGCAAACCAAGGCCAATCAATTCTTTCAACATATTTTGAGGGTTTCTCCGGCACCGACAGCGACGGCGATTTCATCGTTTTACCTCCGGAATACAGAAATTTAGTTAAAACTTCGGACTTGGTAACCGATGAAAATGGCGTATCTCGTTTTGTTCGAGAAGATGATTATGTCATCGTGAACGGAGCGCGATTCTTAAAATTATATCTCCAGTGAATTCACGCCACCCGAGCTTGGAAAGAATCTCGCCTCCAGGCTCGGGATTGTTCCCGGCGCCATTTCTCTATCCCCCGGAATATTGATAAGAACTCTGTGAGTCCAATCCAACAAATCGGAATCCGTACTCGTAGGAACGCCAATGACTATTTCCTTCTCATACTTCTTACCGTTAATGTACAGTTCCTTGGTCTTAACGTTTATGTATACTGATTCGATATCCATGTTTCCTCCAATAAAAAAGACCCCGAAGGGTCTTTGCCATCCAAGTTCAAAGCATCGTTTCAGAGCGCCGGCGGTATTTTAACCATCGAAGCAAGTGTCTTCGCTCCCTCGGCTATTTTCTTCATCGCACTGTTTTCTTTGAGATATTCCATTCCTGCCAGCGTAATCATTGGCATGGTCAATTTTATTTTCGGATATCTTTGGTCAAACGTGTAATACACTTCTATACCATCAACGAAGTTGCTATTTACCAGTTGAGCCATAACCTTATTAAACTGCACTTCGGGCACCCCGAACGATTCTGCAGAAAGAGCACTGTCATCAAGTTCTTCCACGGACATTGATTTGTCAAGCAACGTCAATATTTTGTATGCCAACCTGAGATTTTCCATTGATATTCACTCTCCTTATGAGTTCCAAATATTCCATATTCCGAGCACGGTTGTAATCATAATTATACCTACCAAAAGTATCCAGGCTGCCATTTCTCTATCGGTAAGCAGTTCGGCAGTTATCTGCATGTTTCCTCCCAATAAAAAAGGCCCTTGCGGGTCTTTGAGTTGCCGTCTGTCCGACCGTTCGCCAATCTTCATCCAACGTTGATTATATTCAGCCTAGAATTTAAGCTGCTCTATCGAGCACCCAAGTCTCAAAATCTCGAGGCAACCTTAAATTGTAACGTTCGACATAATAAGCTAATGTGCTAACCCAACTATACTTCTCGTCATTCTTAAAGGTTTTTTCTTCCGGAATAACCTCACCAGTATATACATCAAGAGGTATGCTTGCACAAGCTCCATGAACATGTCCTTGACGCAAATATTCGACAATTTTTGTTTGTCCTTCGTACCGAGACTTTTCAAAATAATCCTTCATGCTGGGAAACCCCATTCCTGGGCTCAATTCGTCGTACGTATGTAAGATTATTTTTTTCACTTGGATCTTCCTTAATCATTCAGGGTTAAAGGTTTTCCAATACCCTGTCTGCTTTATCTTGCCTCTTTTTTCTTTGTCAAATTCATCATACCATAAATCCACGAGAAAATCATTATCGGATATAAAGCATTCACCCAAATCGTTTACAACTAACGTTTCAGTTGGAGCCATAACTTTCACCCCCATGCAATTCGCCAGTTGCTGCGCCAAGCTGTTTTCTCCTTTGCCTGCACTACAACTAATCAATCTGACTTTTCCCCCTCTATACGATTTAGAATTCTTAATCAATTCAGACATTTTTTCTATAGTCAGTGGAAAAAAATCCTCCTTGTTATTATTCCCTGCCATGTCTAGTACGAAAGTTTTTCCATCCAATGTGTGGCACGCGACGGAAGTATAATTCTTCAATTCCGGAATTTTCGAGGCATATTCATATAGGTTATCTTTTTTGTTCAAAAAACTGATTCCCGCTTTGACATACCCTTCAGGGATTTCTGCGTTAATTTTATTTGCTTCTGTACTACTCTTGATTTTGTTTATCTTCAGCTCCGGCACCTTCGGCTCCTCAAGCCCCGGCACCATCTCAGCTTGCTTACGTTCCTCAAGAACGTTTCCATGTTCTTCCTTGAAGGTTTTGTCTCGCCCTGCCCAGTCGTCAGCTCGCGCCTGGTATTGAGCCTGATTGTCAGCATCAAGACTGTTCTTAGCCATCCGGTCATACTTCTGCTTCTGACGTTCATTGCGCTTCTGTTCCTGCTCCAGCGCGTACTGCTCCTCGGCTTTCTTCTGCTCTTCCTCACTCGGAGGATCAGGCTCGCTGTTGATGCCTTCGAAGAATGTTGTGTACGTGTCTTTGCAATTAGGATGAAGGAAACCACCTGCAATAGCGCTCGACAGTCTCGGGTATTTCTCATCCGGAACCGGGAGGCTGCTATACACATCATCGTAGAACACACGTCCGAGCCAGGGCGTGCACTTGGGACAAGCCACGCCTCTTTTGTTGGTGATGACCGTGTTAATTCCCCACTCGTCTCTTGTGGCTGCTTCTCCGGCAAGATACGAGCGTGTTGCATTCGTCCTTAGTGCCATCTCGGCATAAGACTGAATGTTTACTCGCCTGCCATCCTTGTACTCGATGCAGTCGATTCCGGACTGCAGAAACTTCTTAGTTGCCATGTCCACAGCCTGGTCATAAGTGAGAGCTCCGGTGCTGTATGCAGCACCTGTGTCGAAGATAATCTTTCTATACTGATCATCAGCTCTGCGGAGCATTGCGTATTCAGCCCGCTCCATGTCATCCGTGGCGGACTTAACAATCGCATTAACCCGGTCTTCGTTAATCTCGAAGAACTCTCCGGACAGACCGGACGCCACATCTTCCATATCAGGAAGCTTGTAACCGTCCCTAACGGCCTCTAGAATCTTTACCTCCTGGTCCATCTGCCCTATCTCGTTGGCACGCTCAATAGCATCGCCAATCTTATCGTTGATAGTGTCGAAGTACTCACCCAGGAGTTCTTCGTTGTCTCTCCTATACTCATTCAGGTTCTTAAGCTGTACCGCCTGCCATTGAGCGTAATCGAGACCCTCATCATCTTCCGTCATCCGGTGATTGCGCATGTTACGAATCATGCTCTCAATCAGATACTCTTCGACTTCTCGAAAGGCTTCTGATATGTCATATTCCTTCGCCATGCGTTAATCTCCTGTCGCTAGTTTCTAAAACGGAATGTTTATAGATTTTGTGCCTATACCTGTACCAAGAGCAGGCTCGTCCATGGTAGTGACCCCGGTCTGCTCTTTGATTCTCCTGACCTCTTCTTCCTTCCACTCAGCATCTTTGGTATCGCCCCAGAGCTCTTCTACCTTTGCCTCAATGGACATCGGTGTGTTCGGATTGCTCATGGTCTCAACGACCGCCTCGAAGCTCGGGTTGGCGTAGCCACCGAAGTTAACGTTAACGTCTTCGTTAACAATATCGAGCCCCGCGAGGTTGTCCACGAAGTTAAACACTCCGTTTACCACCTTCTGGATAACCGGTGTCAGCGCCTCAATAACGCTCTGCCTGGTGTAGAGTGTGGTCTTTTCCTTTTCGCGCTGTGCTTCTGCGTTATCGAGCTTCTTAACGTCAATCCCGAGGGTGCTCGGACTAACCAGTCCTTGGAGTGCCAGGTCAAGAGCTGTCATGTACGTGTTCAGATACTCGGCGCTCCGGAACTCCGGCTGCGTAACCGTAATCTGGTTATGAGCGTTCTCACTCATGTCCGAACTAACAGCGATAAACTGGTTATCGAAGTCATTAGGCTTAACAAGGCTGCCATTATTCACATCCCTGGGGATGAAGATGTCCGGGATATACTTAACCGGACGTGCGGCTCTCATAGCCTGCCACAACTGCGAGTAAGCCTCATCGAGGGCATCGAAGTTATCTATCTTTTTATCGAAGATGGATTCGCCTCTACCCTTGAACCTTGAAGAGCTTTTAATCATGAACGGAACGGCAAGCATGTAATCGCCAAACTTCGCGTTCATAAGGTCTGCCGTCTCTTTCAAAGTAGAAAGCTCAACCTCTGCACCTTCTCCGGAACTTGTCTCCTTGAACAGGCGATATTCAATTGAGCCTTTGCGGTATATCTCATGCAGTACATACATCTGGCGTGAGTCTCTATCCTTGTAATGCGAGTAGAACGTCACTCCGGTAACTCTGCCCCTTGTGTATTCGAAGTCACAATTAAGACCGGAATACCACTCGATAATGGGATTAGACGATATTTTAGGGTCCATCGATATCTTGAAAGCACCGTCTCCGATAACCAGAACGTCCTTTACGGCCTGAGACAGCAGTTGTTTCCAACGGTTCTCCTCGGCTACATCGTTCCACAAGTCTGTCCTGTTGACGTTTTCGAAGCTGAAATCGTTCAGGTCTGAGATAACGATGTTCGTTACGGAGTCCACAATCAGGGTAGGAATGCCTGTGTGTAATTTCCTCATGCCAAACCCCTTACTGGGTCTGGCACACCAGAATCTGCCGGTGTAATCCGCTGTCTGACGGTAGAATGCGTCGAGATCATGTGCATCGCCCTGGTACCAAATGAGGTTCTTGTAGGCGTTGCCCGCGAAGTCATATTCCGCCTTGATATCAAAAAACCGCCTGTCGGCGGGTTCTATTCTCAGGAAAGACCTCAATCCGTCCCTGATTCTGTCACCTATGCTCATTCTTGCCTCCTATCTCTTGTTTAAACGGGAGAAAACCGTACTGGACGCTGTTGATCATGTGGTCATTACCGTCCTCCGGTGTGTTGTCCTTGTCTTCCCGCCAACTGTATATCTCAAGCTCGCTTATGTAGTTCCTGCACGTGTCCACCACCAGGAAGTCATCGTGCGCGAACCAACCGAGCTGAAGATTGATTCTGTCTATGATTGCCGTCTGCTTCCATGCCGGGACGAAGTTATATACAGAGCCGTTAAGTCTCTTGTACTTCGCACACTCGGTTAAGGTAGCCTGGTCAGCCGAATCAATGAATATGTTCCTGCTCACTCCCCACTTGTCTCCGCATCTCTTAGCGAAGTCAGCTAAGTTTCTGACCGTGTCAGACGGTGCCAAAGGAACTTGAAGGTTAGCGTTGTTGTATACCTGCTCTTCAAGGACTACCCATCTTCCCAGATTAGTAAGCCCTGCGAAGTTCATTGCTATTGTGTCCGGAGACATCTGCGAATAAGCCGTGTCACAGCCGATAGAGAACTTTGTGAAGTACTCCTTCTGCTTCCTGCGGTCTTCGTAGTTCTTCTTAGGAATGAACTCCTCCGCCTGAACCCTGGTTATTACATGCCTACTCCGGTCGAAGTTCACAAAAACCACTCCGGTACACTTGCCTCGTAGGCCTTGTATCTTGTTCTTATAGAGCTTCGTGCCCTTCGGAGCTGATGCTTTCTTCTTCTCGATATCCGCCGGAGTAAGTGAAAGGTTATCCTCGAACGAGAAGAACCAGTACTTCCACCTCGGATTCTCCTCGCACTTGAGGAGTTCGTCCATTATGGAAGGCGGTACATCCTTGGCATACTTCTTATAAGGCCTTGACCGGTTCACAAACTCTGTATAGACCGGCAAAGCCGGGTTATCAGGGTTCAGAGTAGCCATCATATACTCGTTTCTTACGGCTATCTCACGCACGAAGTCCATATTGGCAGTGTTAATCTCGTCGATGAACACACACCCGAACTGAGAACCGAGTGCATTTTCCCATCGGTCTTTGTTGTCATAGCCAAGAACGAAGATGATTTTTCCCTCGAACTTGATGTGAGGAATCTTGTAATTGGCATCGCCGTTTCCGTAGTATTCGGCGCTCCGGTGCAAATCAAGTATGCCGTTATCCTGCTGAATGATGTTCTTCTCTGCCGTTCCGGTAGTTCGCGCTGCTATAACGTGGAACTTTTTGGACGATCTGGACACCATGAGCATGAATTTGACGCCTGCTCCGACGGTGGTCTTTCCTGAACTTGTCGTGCCTTCGCAAAAGTCGGCATCGCAGTTTGTTGAGAGGATGAAGTCTCTGTACTTCTCTGATAAGGGGAAGCTACTCGCCAAGACACTCACCGCCCTCCTTTGTGAGCTGGCCTATAACATCAGCCAGTTTTGAGGAAGTGCCGACGTTTGCCTCTACCTTCGTTGCTGCATAATCGCCTTCCATCTTGTTGTCGAGGTCTATAGCCTTGAGTCTGTCGCTTACTGCCGCTTCTTCACTTTCGGCTATGCTGCGGAGCAGTTCCTTCTTCCTCGCACGGGTCAAAACAGCCTTGTTTGCTGACCTTTCCTTGAGTTCGTTATACCTCGCCAAAATCTCCCCATTCTTATTAAGGAGTGCCGAGGCCTTGTTGTCGACACTTTTGTCCTTCCATTTCAGCGAGGAAGGATACGCTGCACGATATGCTTCGCGCTGGCTCATGCCGGACACGAGATTCTGCACATATGCTTCTTGTTTGGGTGTTAACATTGCCCTTCCTCCTTTCTTTGCATAGAAAAAGGAGCCCCGTTCAGAACTCCTTTTCTTGAAATTGAATGAAAACACACTTTTTAACAACTCAACCCACTATCACAATACCACAAAAAAAGGTGCAATGAGGTGCAAAGAAGTGCAAAGTTGTCAGTTCGACGGCTCATCTCCCATCGCTTCATCGTCTACATCTGTCATTTCCGCACCACAAACAGGACAATAATTCCAAACACTGGCTCCGTGAGCGGAGCAAGAAGTGCAGTAATAAGTCCAATCACCCCAGACGGCATCCGGATTGTACTTCCACACAGCCTGTTTTCTTGCTTTGTCCATCTTTTTATCGTTTCTCATATCGTTCAAAACCCTCTTTCTCGGTCTTCGTATTCCCACAATTTGCTTAACTTTTGGAATACGTCATCAACTTCGTCAGGAGTTAGCATTAACGGCTTATTCTCAACCCACGCCTCTTGAAACTTAAACAGGTACTCTACCCACTCTGAATTAGTCATCGTCTCTCCTTCCTCAAGAATCCGGTATATATCTCTTGCATTAGTCCTCCTCCAAAATCGGCAAATAAAACGCAATCGCGTTCAAAGCTTTGAGATGCAAATACATGCAATTACGTTTCTCGTAGTTCATTTCCTTCTCTATGGTCTTCCAGCTCATCCGGTTAACGTACCTGTTGATAAGCAACGCCCGAAGGACTGTGCTTTCCTCCTCGTCCGAGCCTTTGACCTTCTGAATAACATCCAAGGTAACCAGATCGCAACGAGCAAGCTTCTCTTGCTTCTGTTCGATGAGACTTATAACCTCGATGAGAGTGATAAGTGTATCTTCTACTCCGCAGCCGGATGACTGGACTCTGTCAGCGTCGTACCGGGCAACCGAGTTGTTAACTATGGACTCGAGCCTGGCTTTCTTGTTGTTAAGCGCTGCTATCTCCATGTCCAGCTTATACGCTCTGTTAAGCCAGCACTTGGCTGCGTATTCCTTGTCAGTCATTCCTCGTCGCTCTCCTGGTCTGTTACCTGCTTAGCTCGCTGAACATCTTTAGGTTTGACCCTAACAACCCGCACACTGTGCGCTGCCATGATAAGCATCACGACAAATTCCGCTGCAAGCGTGCTTACAACTCCGAACCAAAACTGCTGCATCTCAGTTTTTCCCTTTCTTCGATTTCTTAAAGGATTCCTTCGACCACTGAAAGGTGACCGTACACTCGTCACTGAAGTATTTATCCACTTCGGTATGAAAAAGCTGACAATCATCTTCCCAGAGTCCGCACTTCGTAATGGCATCGACAAGACCTTTAGCAAGGTTATCTCCGTCCGGACGTGTGGTTTTAGGTTGGTCCCATTTATACGGGTCAACGGTCTCAAAGTTGAACTCAGCGGAAAACCTTACTCCGTCCGGCTTCTTTATCATCTCCGGAACAATTCCCTGCTTCGCAGCCTCTCTCAGAACGGCATTGGTCTTGTAAATATACTCAGCCTGCAGAGCCTTTACTTCGTCTTTGGTGTAGTGAACAGCTTTACCCTTCACTACTTTTACTCCCTTTTGTTGTGCTGTCGCGGTAGGGTTTGCGTTGAGGATTAAAGTGACGGCGTACACCCTCTCCGTTCCTATATCTGTTACCGAACACGAACCGTAACGTGTTTTAACAATCTGTCCCATGTGCCCTCCTTATAGGTCAATCGGGAATGGCAGCATGTCATCATCCTGGGATTCCGGCATGGCAGGAGTGGGCTGTGTGTACTGAGGCTGTGCCGGAGCGGGAGTATAAGCAGGTGCCGGGGTGTTAGCCGGTTCGTAGCTGCGCTGTGAAACGAGACTAACCTCATCGACCATTACCGTGTAACTGGTTCTGCTGTTTCCTGTCTGATCCTGGTACTTATCCGTCTGGAGCCTGCCTCTTACGATGAGCTGGTCTCCCTTGTGTGCGTTAGAGCATATAAAATTAGCTCTCTGCTCAAAGGCTGTACAAGGAATGAAGTCTGCAGGGTATTTACCCTCCGAGTCCTTGAAGTTTCTCTGAACTGCAAGCGAGAAGCTCACATAAGTCTTCCCGGACGATGTCTGTCTGCCTTCCGGGTCCCTGGTAATTCTGCCTTGAAGTGTAATTGTGTTGATCATGTGTGATTTTCCTTTCGTTAAATGAAGTCTTTGAACGAGAGTTGACCTGGTAATTCTTCTCTCGGTTCGTCTGAATAATGTATGCAACAAGCGGGTGTACATCTGAACACAAGCCTGCCGAGGGGTTGGTCTTTGTCGACTTTAGATTCAGGACATGAGCAGTATTCCCTGCCTTTTATGGTTTCCCTAAAGTAGCATCGAGCAACGTTACTCATAAGCCTGCCTCCACGCCATAGCGAAAAACTGCATCGTCTTCGAGTGTGTAATCGGAGGAAACAGGTGCTCCGTCTTCCAGAAGAGCAGCCGGGTAGGTTTTTCCGGCTATATTTACGGCGAACGTCTCTCCCGGAGTCCTGGGACGGAGCTTTGCCCGTTCCGCTTCGATTAGCTTGATAAGTTCTGCAGGGGTGGGAAAGTAAGGAGAGTAAGAACTGTGCTTAACAAGAGCCGTTACTGCTTCTTTGTATGTATACGCCCGAAAAAGAACAGCCCACAGCTGAGCGATGTTCTCACTCTTAGTCTTGTGATAGGGGTAGATTGTCTTCGCTACATTAACCATGTTTGTTGCTTCCTGCGATGTCATTGAAGTTAAGGTCCTCTCTTGGGATTGAAGTGTGTGTTCCTGGGAAATTCTCTTCCCGGTCCGCTCCCTAGCCCTCTGAAGTAGGAATGTTGTGCAAGGAGTTCATCCAAATCGAGTGTGATTTGTGGTTGTTCCGAAAGTTTCAACGCCTCGCGCGTGCGTGTATCTTCCTCTTTCTTACGGTTTACACACTCTTCCCTTTTCTTCTTATGATTTTCTTTCTTATGATTTTCTTTGTTTTGATTTTCTAAACTATGGTTTTCTTCTACAACCTCGATTTCCAGAGTCTGGTTTTCCAGAGTCTGGTT